AAGCTGATTGGAGGATCATAATGGCGACCGAAGAAGGCCGCGCATCGGACCCGCGCGAGATCCAACTCGGTCCCGGTCGATGGACGGTGAATTTCGACGGCCAAGCATCGTACGACTGGGGATTCCAGGGCATCACACTCTTTCGTAGTCATCGAATCCAAATGGGGCCAGATCAGTCGGACACTGATCTTCCACGCTGCTTGTTGCATGAGATCCTGCACGCTCTCGGATTCACCTGGGAGATCGCTGCTTGGCAGCAACACACCCACGACGACAATGGAAAGTACACGGACAAGATCGATCTCATGGCGACGGCGCTCCTCCAATTCATGCGCGACAACCCGGAGGTCATCCGCTGGATGCAGGAGAAGCGGTGACTAAGGACGGGGATCTGGCGTTGACCACGCTTGACATGCTATCATCTGGGCGTGTCCTACTCCGACTTCCTTGAAACCAAGCGCCAACTGGGCGGCGAGCACGGGTTCGACCCACTCTGGACGCCTGACTTCCTATTCGACTTCCAGAAATCGCTCGTCGAGTGGTCAATCCGGAAGGGGCGCGGTGCGATCTTTGCCGATTGCGGGCTTGGGAAGACCCCGATGCAGCTGGTCTGGGCGGAGAACGTAATTCGCCGGACGAAGGGGCGCGTCCTGATATTGACCCCGCTCGCCGTCGGCGCGCAGACCCTCAAGGAAGGGGCCAAGTTCGGGATCGCATGCGAGCGCTCGCGCGACGGAACTCTCGGCGACGCGCCAATCACAGTGGCGAATTACGAGGCGCTTCACAAGTTCGATCCCACGGCGTTCACTGGCATCGTGTGCGATGAGTCCTCAATTCTCAAGCATTTCAGCGGTGCCACCCAAAAGGCGGCGACGCGGTTCATGTCGAAGATCCCGCATCGACTTCTCTGTACCGCCACGGCTGCTCCCAACGACTGGGCAGAACTCGGGACCTCAAGCGAAGCAATCGGTGATCTGGGCTACACGGACATGCTGTCCCGGTTCTTTCGGCAGAGCGACAACAAGCCCCATCGGATGGAAACAATTGTCAATCAACACAAGGCGAACCGCTTCGCCAAGCTCTCGTTTCGCGTCGCCCAGCAGATCGGGCAATGGCGACTCAAGGGACACGCGGAGATTCATTTCTGGCGATGGGTTGCCTCTTGGGCGCGAGCTTGTCGCCGACCCAGCGATCTCGGATTCGACGATGCCGCCTATACGCTGCCGCCCTTGATCGAACGGCCGCACGTAGTCAAAGCGCGCCGGCCGCCAGACGGCATGCTCTTCACCCTCCCGGCCTTCGGTCTCGGCGAAGAGCGCGAAGAGCGGCGGCGCACCCTCAACGAGCGCTGCGAGTACGCGGCCGAACTGGTCGACCACGGCGACCAGGCGATCATCTGGGTGCAATTGAACGACGAGGGGAACCTGATCGAGAAGTTGATCAAGGATTCCGTACAGGTCGCCGGTATCGATTCGGAGGACACGAAGGAAGAGCGAATCGGAGCATTCCTGAGCGGCCAGGCGAGAGTGCTGATTACGAAGGCAAAGATCGCGGGGCTCGGTCTCAATCTCCAGCAATGCGCGCACGTGGTTACTTTCGTAACTCATAGCTACGAGTCCTACTATCAATCGGTGCGCCGATGCTGGCGGTTCGGGCAGACGCGGCCCGTGACGGTCGATATCATCGCCACGGAGGGCGAGCAGCGAGTCTCAGAAAACATGGCTCGCAAGGCCGAGCAGGCTGCGGTAATGTTCGAGTCGATGATCGCGCAGATGCATCAAGGGATGAACCTGCGCCAAGAGCGAGTGTCCGAACCAATCGAGGTCCCATCATGGTTATAGCCGAACAACTGGTAACGGATCGCTACGCGCTTTATCTCGGGGATTGCGTTGAGGTCATGGCGAGTCTCCCGGAATCCTCGATGCACCTCTCCGTCTACTCGCCGCCGTTCGGCGGGCTCTATCAATACTCATCCGATGAGCGCGACCTCTCTAACTGCTTGGACCGAGACGAATTCTTCACTCACTACGAATATGTGGTGAAGGAAATCCATCGGGTCACCATGCCCGGAAGGATGACGGCGGTCCACTGCATGGACATCCCTACCGGAAATACTGGGCTCGATTCCCTCTTCGATTTCCCTGGGGAGATCATCCGGCTCCATGAGCGAACCGGGTGGAAGTATGTCGCGCGGTATCACGTATGGAAGGAACCGCTGACCGTCCGGAATCGGACCATGACGAAGAGCCTGCATCACAAAACGATGACGGAGGACTCGACCCGATGCAGCATCGCCAACGCCGACTATCTCTTGATCTTCCGTCGCAGCGGCCAGAATCGGGTCGCTGTCACGCATCCGACTGGTCTCCTGAATTATGCTGGCGCACGGCCGATGCCGTCCGACATCCTCCGCTATCGTGGGTGGACTGGATCTCAGCTCGAAAACCGCTATTCGCATTGGATCTGGAGACAGTACGCCTCGGCCTTTTGGGACGATGTGCGCCTAGACCGCGTGCTGCCATATCGCGAGGCCAGGGAGGAAAGCGACGAGCGCCATGTGCATCCACTCCAGCTTGACGTGATTGATCGCGCCATCATCCTCTGGAGCAATGAGGGTGAGAACGTGTTGACCCCCTTCATGGGGGTCGGGTCGGAGGTGTATAGTGCGGTCCGGAATCGGCGGCGAGGAGTGGGGATAGAACTCAAGCTCTCCTACTACGGGCAAGCGATCAAGAATGTCCAGGCGGCGATGAACGACCAGATCGACGAAACGAATCAGGTTTTGCTTGATCTTCCGATGAAGGATCCGGTGCTCGCGGAGAAGGATTGACGCCGAGAGGAAGCGCAATCGTGGGGAAAGAATGACCGTCGCTCTAGTCCGCGTCCCCGCACCGCGGCGCCGCGGTGCGCTCCCGAAGCTCCCGAAGCCGCGGGGGCTCCAAGGGGTCGCGCGGCGTCCTATCCCGATCGATGGCGCGAGCCGCCGATTCAAGAAGGCGATCGCCGAGACGGTCCACGCCCTCGAGCGCGCGATCATGGCCGAGCTTCGCCGCGAAGGTGCCCTCGGCAAACTGGCCAGGGCTGGTGAGGACTATCGCGAGCGTCACGGAGAGAAGGCCCCAGTGGGGAGGTCGGGTCGACCCCTTGGCTCCGAGCGGGCCCGGCGCGTGCTGCCCGTCTTCGAGACGGAAGAATTCAGGTCGGTCGGGAGGCTCTTCAAGAACGATATCGACGACTGGCGGCTCGAACTGGAAACCGTCCTCCGCGATCAATATGTGCGCCTCTACAACATCGGTGGCCGTGGCGCCCGGCTCAAGCTCAAGGTCTCGGGCTCCTTCGATCTCCGAAACCCGCTAATCCTCGACGCCCTCGAGGAGCGCGCGAACCTCATCTCCGGCATCTCAAACTCCGTCTACGATCGGCTCCGGACGGTGCTCGCCGAGGAGTTCTACGTCTTCGGGAACTCCCCGCTCGAGGTGGCCAAGGTCCTCGAACAGGAGTTCACCTTCCTCTCGCGTGATCGCGCCGAGCTGATCGCGCGCACCGAGACGCTCGCTATCACGAGCCAGGCGCAGCACGAGGTCTATGAGGCATCGGGGGTGGAGTGGGAGCGCTGGATCACAACTCTCGACGGGAAAGAAAGGCCAGACCACTTCGAGGCCCACGGGCAGATCAAGTCGATCGACGACGTCTTCGTGGTGGGCGGCGAGGAACTCCGCTACGTTGGGGATCCCGAAGCCTCGCTCGAACAGACCGCGAACTGTCGCTGCGATCAGATCCCGATAGTCACTGAGGATCAGATCCTATCGGATGCGTTGGTGTGGCGCGGGGACAATGATCCAGATGAGTTCTCGAAGGAGAGGATCGCTGCGCAGGAAGAGGAGGCGATCGCCGCCGCGAAGCGCCTGATCGACTTCCTAGCCGAGGGTGCGGTAAAGCATCTTCCTGGGCAGCACGATCAATCGGAGCATGGCGCGAGGGGAAGCGAAGCCGAGAAGCCCTCCCTGCATCGTTATCCAGCCCATGGGCGCGTTCGGGAACTCGAACGGACGATCGCCAATAGCCCGGTCGAGAAGTTCTTCGTGGTCTCGAAGGACGGGAAGATCATCAACCAGGGCTCCGGAAGCGGTGGGCGCGTCTCCTTCAGGACATCCGACATCGGCCGCTATCGGGGATCGATCTCGACGCACAACCATCCAGGCGGGAGATCGTTCAGTGCTGAGGACGTGATTGCTGGTTCGATGCTCGACCAGGCCGAGATCAGGGTTATCACTCCGAAGAAGCGCATCTATCGGATCCAGCCGAAAAGCGGGAAGTGGCCGACGCCCGAAGCCATTCGAGCGGCGTTCCAGGCCGAGGATGCGAAGGTCACTTCTCGCCTCTTGCGAGATGTCGAGAAGGGAAAGATCACGATCGAGGAGGCGAACCTCGAGCACCACCATCGCGTGTGGGAGCGTATTGCCCCGGGGCTCGGGCTCGTCTATGAGCGCGTGGACGAAAAGTCCGGTGAAAAACATCTTGGCCCAGGCCCCCATCCAAGCGGAACACCCCAGGCAGTGCACGGGTTTGGTGGTGAATCTGGCAAGGTCCTGGAAAAGATGGGCGAGCGCTTGGGTAAGTTCGAAAAGGCATATTCATTGAGCGGCGATTTGAACGAGGTTTTCAAAGATGAAAATGCCAAGCGCTATCTCGGCGGCTTCGAGCGTGTGCACAAGAAGTTTACCAATGGATGGGTAAAGAACAGTACCGATGATGTCGGATTGGCTGGCAGGGTCCTCGCTGGCGTTGCGACCACTGAGGAGGTTGATCGGTTCGCCAAGGCGCTCGGGGTGAAACCGGAAAAGGCACAAGAGTATGTAGCTCTCCGCTATCTTATTACCCAGAAGGCGCTCGCGCAGACGCGACGACCAGAAGAGGAACAAGTGTTCCGTGGCTTGAGAGGTGCGCAGGCCAAGGAGATCGCCGATCAGCTTGCGGCGGGTGCGAAGACAGTCAAGGTGTCCGTGCGTTCAATCAGTAGCTTTACATCAGCTGAGAAGACGGCTCGTTTGTTCGCGAATTACGCTGGCTCGACCGTTAATCCGAAGAGTACAAATGCGGTGACGCTATCGATCAAGGTACCGAGAGATCGCATTCTAGCTCATTGGCGGGTCGATGAGAAACTTGGGGGCTACGGTGAAGACGAAGTGGTGGTATGGGATGATGACGGGACGGTCGAGTTCAGAGCCGAGGATATCCAAGTGCTGGCCCATGAAAAGCGCCGGTTACAGAAGGCGGTGCGCTTAATATCGATTGATGAAGGCGAGAATGACAATTGGCTCCAGACGACGGTTATCAACGCTACAGGCCGCGAGCGGTTAAGCGATGATGAGTTTGCGGCAGAAATAGCTGCTACGCCAGATGATTCAGACTTGGAGCCAGAAGATTTTCAGAAGCACGAAAAGTCCGGCTGTCAACTCTGCGGCGTCTCGCACCGCTACGGGAACAAGGCAGGGTGTCCGTGCCCCGAACCACCGGGGAGACCCGGGCCTTGCGCTTGCGAGGGCGAGGGTGCCGCAGCCGGCGGCACTCCGAGCGCAGCGCCGAGAACCTACAAGGACGCGGTTTCGAGGCTCCATGAGCGCGCAAGGCAGCTCGATCCGGAAGTTACAGCCGCATTCCAGCGCGCGCTTCAGGCGTCGGGCGGCATGGCTGAGGGCCTCGAGTTCCGGATCAAGCAATCGCTCGCGCGTGCCGAAGATAAGCTCAGGGAGAAGGAGCAAGCTCCGGGCGAAGGCGCGAGCGCACCCGAGCGCTATTTGCACGACATGCTGCGCTACACGGCGACCTTCGATGCAAACAACTACACGAGTGGGCGAGATCGCCTGGTGGCAGCGATGGAGCGGCAAGGCTACTCGCTCTTGCTCGACAAGAACTACTGGCGCGGCGAGTCATACAAGGGCGAGAACCTGGTGTTCACGCATCCGTCGGGCTTCAACTTCGAGATGCAGATCCATACCCCGGACAGCTACCGGATCAAGGAAGTCGTGAATCACAAGCTCTACGAAGAGGCGCGCAGGCCGGGGACCTCGCGCGAGCGCTTCGACGAGCTGGATGCTCGAATGCGAGACAACTGGCGGGGAATTCGGATTCCTCCGGGGGCGGAAACACGTGGAAATCCTGCAACGTAAACAACCATTGACCGATCAAAATAGTGGAGGCCCTAACTCCATGGCCGAACCCCGCTACTACATCCTCAGAGTGGGCGGGTCGAAAACCCCTACCGGACTATTTCGCACGGTGAGAGGCCCGAAGGGCGGGCAGATCCCCGAGCGCTTCGTCAAAGGTGAGTGGGTATTTGACCCTACCCTCGCCGTCTACATCCACGGGAGCGACAGCGACGCCGACCCCGCAACGCCGGAAGAGGCCGCGATCGTGGCTCGATCTCTGAGTGGCGACGTGACGAGCGAGGGATAGACGTGTGGAGAACCCGGGGCGGTCCCCGAAGGAGAAGGATCCCCCGCGCCCGGACCCAGAGTCCGGCCGCTACGTCGAACTCCGGTGCTGGAAATGCAAGGCGCTTCTAGGCCGCTTTCCCACCCGCCGAGATGCCCTCACGGCGGCCATCAAGTGCCGGACCTGCAATGCCAGGACCTTCAGCGGCCGGCGAGCCCGCGACGATGAAGCCTTCATGTTCGAGACAGACCATCAAAAAAAACTTGACAACGGGCGTGGCCGGTAGGAAATTGCCGCTGGGATAGGACCATAGTTCGACCAGGGATGGGTCGAACTGGAAACTGAAGAGGCTCGGAAGCCCCGGTCATCTGTGACAGCCCTCAACCCGCGGTCACGGTGGTCGGGGCATTCGAGCTTATGGGGCGGTGGAGGAGGTGCGGGGTGGCGGTGGCTCCCAAGCTCGAACCGCGGACGAAGCAGGATCCAGACGAGGGGCACGTCCACGAGGTCACGCTTCCGGACGGGTCGACCGTCCAGACGGGTCCTCCGATAGCTCCGGCCGAGATCGCGGCCGAGCCTCAATCTCAAGAAATCCCGGGATCCCCTCCCGGTATGGCTCCGCAAGTCATGCGGCGCAAGGGCGAGTTCGACGACTGCGTTCGCTCGATCCTCGAAGACCCCAACTTCCAGCCCCAAGAAGGCCGAACCGCCGAAGAGAGTGCGGCCGCTATTTGTGCCAGCAAGCCCGGCGGGCCCGCCGCGGGTGGCAAGGCTTCCGATCCTGACGCCATATTCCACGTGGAACGCTCGGAAGCGGCCATGGCGCTCAAGCTCAATGATCCCGAGCATCTTCCCCCAGCTGGCCGAGAAATCTGGACGCGGATGCGCGCCTCGACGCTCCGCTTCATGGGCTCCGGGAAGTCGGAGGAAAGCTATGCGGACGAAGTCGCTTGGCGGGCCGTCCGCCAGAACTATCTCCTCGGCGAGTTCGACCAGGCGAAGGGTGGCGCTCCCAGCCTTCAGGGAGGAGTGGCGGGACGAGATCGAGGCGGAAATCCTTCTCGCCAAGAAGCGTCCGCGCCCACGCAAACGCCCGCGCCCACGCCCCAGATACTAGGCAAGTTCGTTGGGGGACTCGCGACCCTTGAGGGGTCGACATTCGTCGTTCCGATCATGTCGAATCGGGGCGACATGCTGGCCAAGTACGGGCGGATCGTAACCTTGCCGATCCCGGGCTCCGGGGGAGCCTCCGTCCGGGTCGGGCTCGGGCCCTACTACCGGGCCATCATCGACGTCCGCGTGCCCTCCTCCCTGGTGGGCACCGGCGACACGGCTTTCATTCAGGCGGTGGACTGGGTTCGGAAGCGCTGGCGGAACATCCACTACGTCGCCAAGGACGAGCTCCGCCCGCACGAGAAACGGGGGCCGGCCGGTCGCGACGGGAGGAGAGAGGGGGCACCTCAGACGCCTGTCGAGGTTGACGGCCCCCGCTACCGCTGGGTCCGGCAGGCGAAGCTCTACTACGAGCGCCCGGAAAGGGCCGTGAAGCACATCGCCTACGCCGAGGCTTACGTCCCCTGGGAAGTCGATCTTCAAGGCCAGTACGCGACCGCCGACGAGGTCGAGAACATGGCCCACAACTTCCTGATCAAGGGCGGGCGGGCCGGCGAGATGCACTCCCGCTGGGTGCTACCGGACGGGAGCCCGGCAGGGCACACGGTCGAGAGCTTCATCGCCCGCCAGGGAGATCCCGACTTCGTTCCCGGCTCCTGGGTTGTTGGCACGAAATATCACCCGCAGGTCTGGGAAGAGATTCTATCCGGCCGCTACAAGGGGGTCTCGATCGGGGGTCAGTGGAACCTCCGGCCGATCGACGTCCGGCTGGCGGCCGTGCTCGAGGAGGCGGCGTGATTTCCAAGGAAGCAAGGAAGCTGATCGAGGAGATCTTGGAGGCCGAGATCGAGGAGCACTCGGCCGTCGACGTGCCGGCCACGGACCGCCCCTACAAGCTCTTCAAGTCCGCCACGAAGTGCGGTTGCCAGGATGGTGCAGCCAAGGCGGTGCCTGAGGGCGTAGACAGGGCCACATTCGAGCGCTGTGTTGAGCATGTGATGGATTCCATAGCCAGGGGCGACATCGCCCCCCTGGAGGGCCGGGATGAGAAGCAGAGCGCCTTTGCAATTTGTACCGCCGGTGGCGCTGGGGCCGGCAAGGGGGTGGATGGGATGAGGAAGGACGAGAACTTGCCGGCTCCGCCAACTGGACCGGAGGGGGAGCAGCCGCTGCCGCCAGAGGAGGAGATGGTCGCCGAGACGATCGAGATCCCGGCGACCCCGGAGAAGGTCAGCTATTCGGACATGATCCGGATCGCCATGGACTACGGCTTCAGCGAGGACGAGGCGACGGCGATCGCCCAGCTCTTGCGGAAGGACTTCGGGGACCCGGCCGACCCCGACACGGTCTACATCCCGGCCGGCTCGACTGCCGAGGGGATGGTGGGCTCGGCCGCCGTCCAGGGCGGATTGGCGATTCCCGAGGGGATGCCCGTGGACAAGGAAGTCAAGTTCACGGGTGAGAATCTCTGGAAGAAGCTCTTTGACAAGTTTCTTGGCAGGCATAAGCCCTTGACCGCCGAGGCGCGGTTGCGGGGGGAGGTGGTTGCTTTGAAGACGGCACAGGCGAAGAACCGGGCCGACATGATGGAAATCATCCGGCTCCAGAATCAGCTCATTGCCCGCATCGCTGGCGTGAGCAAGGAAGAGCTCGACGAGATGCAGGCGGAGACGGCACCACCGCCAGCTTCGGCGGCCCCTGCGGCCCCGGTGCCCGAGGCCCCGGCCAAGTCGGCCGGCAAGCGGAACGCCGAGGAGATCTTGGCGCAGCTCAAGGAACTCCTGATCGGGGACGCCCCGAGTTCAGAGCCGCCAGTGACGGAAGCGGTCGAGGGGGTGGATCCGAACCTCGGCTCGGAACGAATCATCGATCCGGAGACGGCTCCCGAGATCGGCGAGCCGCCGGCGAGCGGAACCCCGGACTTGAAGCTCGTTCCCGCGTCCCGGAAGGCCATGGAATCCGGAACCCTCTCCCAGCGAAAGCGGGAGGGGAAGACGTTCTCGACCTTCCTCGGCGGGTATATCCCACTCGAGGACCGGAGGGTCGCCGGGTGGAAGCGAGGTGTTGAGATCCCATGAGGCACGAAGTCGCAAGGCACGAATCGCCGAACCAAAGGGAGATCGTGCAGTGGGACGGTGCCGCTGCGCTCTCTGGCGGCGAGCAACTCCTTGCCCGTGATGCGGAGGTCGTCGCCTGGCTCACGAAGGTCCACGGCGAGAAGGCGAACGAGTCGAGGCCATGGTCCGAGTTCCTTGATCGGCCGCTGGCCCGCTTTTTGACCGCGATCGGGATCGACTTGGAGAAGGCGAAGAAGGCTCACGCAGACGCCCTGGGCACGATTCCCGTCCGGCTCCGAAGCCTTGAGACGGGAATTCCCGCGCTCCGGGGCGCGAGCTTTCTCAAGAGCACTCCCGAGGTCACGGCACTTTCTCTCAAGCGTAGATACCAAACTCAAGCCCGCGCTTAGCCGAACGCTCGGCCGGGGATGTGTGGGGAAGGAGGAGGAACGAAGCGATGGCAAGTCAGCGGGTCACAAATCTACTCGACCTTGGGCGTGCGACTCCAGGGGTCGGGAGGCGGCTCACCAAGCAGGAGGGGATCAAGTTTCTCTTGAGCTCCTCGGCGCCGGCGATCACCCAGCCCGAGGAAGCCGATGAGATCATCGACTACGTGATCAACATCTCGGACTTCTTGCAGGACATCACGGTCGAGCGGATGTCGACGAACGAGAAGGAGATCCGCTTCCTCGACATGGACGGCGGGGTGCTCCGGCAGATCGTCTGCGGATCGAACTGCGAGGAGTCAGTCGACATCTCGAACACGAACAAGTGCCTGAGGACCGTGGCGCTCGATGCCAAGTTCTATCTCTGCGACACGGACATCGAGGACAATCTCCTGGGTGCCGAACTCGAGCGGAAGGTGATCCGGATGCTCGGGGACACGATGGCGAACGAGATCGAGTTCTTTGCGCTCATGGGCAACGTGAACGGGAGCTACACGAAGCCCTCGATGATCGCAAACAGCGTGCTCGCGCTCCGCGACGGTTTCTATCGCCAGCTCCAGTTCGGGAACATCCTCGACGCGAACTCAGTCGATCCTGGAGATCGGACACTCACCTTCCACAAGCTCAACTGTCTCCAGCGGGCGATTCCCGAGAAGTACGGGGATTCCCCGGAGTCGATGCGGATCTACATGCCGCGGAACATGTGGTTCGACTACGCCGAGCGGCACCAGGCCCGGGAAACCGCAGTCGGGGACTCGGCGCATTTGGGACCGCTTGAGGCGCGGCATCTCACGACCCCGATCCGCCCGCTCCGGCTCCTGCCGACGGACATCCAGAACTGCGGCTGCGGATCGCTGCCATCGACCAACGGCACCTTCATGTTCATGGGGAACCCGCGGAACTTCGTCTGGGGGATCCAGCGAGACATCCAGTTCGAGCGGTGGCGGGAAGCCTGCGCGCATCGCACGTGGTTCATCTTCTCGCTCAGGATGGACTTCCTCCTCCTGAACGAAGATGCGACCTCGATGGTCGACTGCATGCAGCTCATCTCCTGCGGCACGAGCGCTTGCAGCCCGGCTGCGCTGGCGAGCAAGTGCAACCAGTGCCTGGACTTGGGTAGCGGAGGAACGGTCTAGCAGCACCCTGACAAGGTGATGGGAGACGGCGGCGGGGGGTGGTAGCGCGACTCTGCCCCCCGCCGGCCGGGACT